ATATATAAAAATTTGATAGTATATTTTTGAATTGTCTAAATAGTAGTGCTCTCTTCATTTCTTCATCGCTCGTCGCTTGTCTCTCGCAATGTCTCCCAGCTTTTTGTCCATTTCATCTGTCTTCAAACGCGCTTTGCGCTACATTTTCATGATGGTTCTTCTCGTCGCAATTCATTGGATTTCTGTCCGCTTCTACGCAACCTACTGCGCCCCTCCCACCATCGTTGGATTTGTATGGTCTTTCATGACCTCCGCCAGCCCTATTTGTACAGGGGCGTTGTATGTCATGGACAAAACATCCGGGATGTATTCCATGCTGACAATGGTTGTTGCGACGGCGTGTATCGAATCCGTTGTTTCCGTCTACCACCTGATTGGATTTCGTCAAGACCAGAAACTGATTCAAAACTGATGTCGCCTCCCCCAAAAACTAACACACAAGACCAATCACAACAACAGATCCATGAATAATACAAAAAAAACAAAAAAAAAGAAAAAACAATACGATAGATGAACGTATTGTTGTTTTTTATTCGATAATTTCAAATATACTCCAAACAAGTAAATGGTCACTATTGTTTATTGTTATACTATCAGCACATTCATATTTTTTTCGAGATAAGTTAGGATGTGGAACATATAAAATACGATCGCACCAACTTGGACGCCGATCTGTATTCCAGCGGTCATAATGTATTTCAATATCCAATTTATCTGTATTTTCAATCATTGAAATACACACCGGTCTCTCAAGTAATAGTTTGTATGAAGGAGGAAATAATGGTTTATCTAAAATATGATTATAAAATGGTAATAATTGTGTTTCCAAATGAAACCCAAATTCAGTTCCAAAACAGTCGTTCATATCCAGGGTATTTAAATAATTTCCATATAAATAATTTAAAATATAAAATTCATCATTATAATGTAATAACCGCCAATTTTTATTACGCAAATATAGCTCATATAAGGATGGGTTGGCCAACGTTAAATTGGGCGATACACATTCATCCGGTTTTAAATGAATACGGAAATTGAAATCACCCATAATGAACAAATAGTTAAATGATTCATTGGCAATTAGATATGTATAAAGTACATTTAAACTATCAATACGTTGATTAATTCCACCACCTTCCCATCCATCATCATATGGTAAATGTGTATTAACAAATAAATAACGACGATTCCCAATTGATACACTAATCGATATAGCACCTTTACCAAAATATTGGTGATTGAATCGAACCCAGTTTTCACCTTTAAATTCAACCATTTTTTTAAAGTTTTTACGAACTAATACATATAAGCCTAATCCGCGAATACCTACTTTACCTATGCCGTTTAATCGTATTTTATGAATCATAACATAATTCCGTTCAATACCCGTTCCTGTCCAATAATATTCAAACCCATATTTCGTTTCTTGAAATGCTAAAACCAACAATTCCGGTAATGGAGCATTCAATAACGAATAAATGTGTTGTAAGACATCAGCCGTTATATAATTTCCATTTTGATTAAAAGTAGCGCAAAATATATTCATTCTTTAATTGATATATTTCTTATCGTATATATATTTATATTCATTTCATCATTATTTTCTTTTAGAAATAATATAAAAAGACACATATGCTTATCATAGATTATAAAATAATATCTTCCTTCCGGGAATTTATACAAACCGTCAAAACTACAAAAGAAGCACGGCAATTTTTGAAAGGTGTTAGGAATACACCCATTTCCAATTATTCATTGACACATAGTCGATGTATATGGATGACATTGATGTTATACAAATGTAAAAAAGACATGGATATTAATGATACGATTTGGGGAAAATCGCGCAATGTTATTTTGGCTATATTACAAAACAGTGCTGAAACAGGAAGTATTATTGCCGATTATTTGAACTATTTCAATGAATGGAAAACAAACGATTATCAAAAATTTGTAGTCGATATAGCAAGTTGCTACTATAATATTCTACAAATTAAAAAATCAATCGAGAATCCCGAAACAGAATCAACCAAAACAATGTGCAAACCTTATTATACGGAACTAATCGACAAAATCCGGAAATCGTGCTCGCAAATAGGTTGCTTACACGCGTTAGACCAAATTGTTGCATCGATGGACGAACATACATATAATGCCATCGCCCAAATAATGAATCGTGCATATTGGGATAAAATAGAAGAGGATATTACTACAGGAAATCTCGATGTTGTTTTTTTGAATATGGCCGAATTAAAACTATTTTTGGATGAGATTTTACCAGCCTCGGTTGAAAGAACGCAATTAGACGAATATATTGATATCGATTTTATGAAATCTCGTGTTAAGAATGGCGTTTTCGATAGCGATTACCTTATAAACCTATTTACATTTGTTATGAATCTATTAGCGGAATGGGATGCTTTACATTTTAGGGAACGCTATGAAATGGAAAAAATGGTTATTTTGCATATGGTAGAATCAACGGATGTTCCTTTTTCAAAACTAATTCGATTGGTATTGGAAAAAAGTTTCTATTATACAATCGACCTAAAAAATCGTAAAGAAATATGGGCTAAACTATTAGAAACTCAACAATAGTCTTATATCACAAGCGTTATAATATGATTGATAATAGCGTTCGTTTCTGGTTTTGAAATACTGCGTGGGCCCACTGTATTACTTGGAAAAACGGTGCTGTTTATTTTTTCAATAATACAATTCATATATGGAACAACATTATCATCAAATCGTATAAAGTAGTGCGTTTGAATATTGAATTCATTCCCCGTCGTCGCATACATATAACACTTTCCGGCAAGACCCCCTACGCGTCGAAATGCGATATGATACAGACTTACAGAACCATTACCAAAAGGTTTCACATAGGTGAAACCACGTGGTTCAACTTTTACATCCATTTCTCTATTCACATCCCTTTTCTGCCATATTTGAAATACACACGGAACATCGTGTGGCGAACCATTGATGACAAACGCGTTTTTTTCCAATTCGACTGAATCGATACAATGAAATCTGGCATCGAATATGCGAAACATACTCGGTTTTGTAAATGATTTTGGAAGAATAAAAGCAATAATTGTAGCAAACTCGCAACTTTTCGTAATGAACGATTTTGCTAATGATGATTGTCTCCCAAAAGGTGGATTGCCAATAACGACAATTTTTTTATTTTTGAGTAAGGGAGGCGGTTCCCACAGTAAATAGTCCTGTTGTTGTATACCGTTCGCCATAGGTTCTAGGTCCAAACCTATTTTTTCAATTGTAGATGGTATATTATGCAAAAATGACCCATTGCCGGCAGATGGTTCAACCCATACATAATCTTTTGTAGAAGGTAGCTTTGTCATAAGACAATGAATACACTGTTTGGAAACAGAAACATTCGTATAAAATTGGTCCTTTGTATTTTTTCTAAATTTGCCAGTATCTTGTTTGATGGCTGATGGTTCCATTCTAATATATATTCCATCGATTTTCTTATACTTTTGTGTTTTTATGCGTATAATATCTATTATGTGTAAGGATAATAGATATTATATAACAAATCAGAATTTCAGCACCTGTTTTCAGTTTCTGCTAAAATCATCACAACGTTATATTAGTATATTTATGAAATATATATCTCACTTAATTTGTGAATCCAAACCAGGATACTTTGTCACGTTGTCAAGCTCCACCCATCATAATATTACTTCTACTCGAATTTGTGCGTGGGATTTCTTCAAGGATGGAGCGACTACTACCTCATCCACCGAGTTGGCGGGATTTATTACTATTAGTAGTATTTTTTCGACGACGCGTTTGTGTGCGATTTACAGCGCGACGATACCTGCGTGTCTTTTGACCAGTTCTGCGCGATGTCATATGTTTTTGGTATATAATAAGTATCGATAAAAATTTAACGCGATAATTCTTCTAATGCCGCACGCGGGTTATCAATATTTCTAAAAAAAATCTGATTTATTTCGGCGGGACTATATTCCAAATCATCAATATTTTCAAAATCGCCCGGATTTGATGCAATTTCATAGAAATGCGCATACATTTCCATAATCGTTGCGCGAGTCGTTTTTTTAAAATCAAGAATTAAATCGATACGTCCGGGACGTATTAATGCCCTATCTAATTTATCGATATAATTCGTTGTCATTATTAATACGCGACCAGGAACTTCTAATACACCATCCAATATATTCAATACAAACCCTAATGTTAGTTTTTCATTATTCGTTTTCACTTGCTGCATTTTCTTCAATACATCTTTTTTCGCTAATGTTGATATTTTAGTGCTTTTGTTTTTGCCTATGGCAGGTAGGTGCAATTGTTCCAATTGCGCAAATGGGTCTTGTGTATCGATAAACTCTTCATCGTTATGGTCTTGATTATGACCGTGTATTTCACGTGATGCAACCATATCGCTCATACAATCGATTTCTTCAATGGAATAGAGTCGTTTATCCTGTGGAAGAATATAGCTTTCCTGTGTATCATTGATATAAACGCGGTCATTGAAAAACAATTGATTCATTTGCGTCTGTGTTAAAAAATCGTGGAATTTTATATTAAATGGATGTCTGCCCGTTTCATTCGCGATAGCTTTAACGAGACTTGTTTTCCCACACCCGGGCTCACCATGAATCAACAATCCAAATGTGTACGGAATACCTTTATCAATATACCAATCCTTTTTATTTAGAAACCATCGCAGGCGTTGTATGACAAGTTTAATATCCGGACCAAACATATTATCTAATGTTTTATTCGTTATAAAAGGCGTCATATTGAATTTCAATGTTTTTGATGCGGCTCCATATTGAATATTTCCATCAATATCCATAGGTAACGACTGCATGACTTCATCAAAATAAAATACGCGGTTTCCCAATTTATTTAATTTTTTGATACGATAGTTTTCAACAATACGATCCACGTAATTCCGCAATTCACTCAATGGTATTTTATGACTAAATAGTTCGAATCGAATCGATGAAACATTTTTCGTATCCATGATACAATTATCAATTCTACAATATATTTCCAAATTCGGGTTCGGTTCAATTAAGACTTGTTCATGGTGGGTAACAATAAAAAAACGCCGATACTCGATATATTTCATTCCATCATAGTTTGTTATATGGTCCAATACAGCATCTGCTAAATCATTATCTAAACCATCGTAGTGTCGTTCGATAATAATACTACTTTGTGGCCTTGAAATTATTAAAGTCGTTGGTGTATTTGTAATTTGAAGTGGAAACAGTTTGGAATAGAACCAATTGTATAGTAGTGAAGCCTTATACATATACAATTGATTGTATTGATATTGTTTAAATGATTTTATATTAGCATAATTAGGAGGACTATATATGAACGAGCATTGATTCCGTTGTTGTTTTTATTTAATGCTTTCTTATAGTATTTGCAATAAATGATTTTTGAGCTGAAAAATAAAAAAAGCAAAATCAGTAATAAGATGTTCTAACTTTTCCTCTTCTTTTTGTTACATTTATGATGAAGAGGTGAAAGACGAAATTTGCATAACTTGTTATTATGTTCTTGTTTTTCTATCCAACAACTCGCTAAATTTATTATGTTTATAGAAGAGTTTGTATATTTCATGATAATGTAATATACTTGCGGGTATAAATGTTGTCATCCATAAATGCATTGATGGTGACATACACATTAGTATTAAAAGGGTTGGAATCAGATGGTAAATTCCATAGGTCGACCAATCCAGGGTTTTCTTTTACTAACTGCTTCATTCGGTTTCGAATTAGTGGTGCGCGGGGTGTAGTCCACATGTAATTGCCTTGTGAATACTGTTCATTAGATCGATGAGCATTGTATAATCGAACATATCTATTCATTACATCATAAGACACATTTGTATTAGCTTTGGTGTTCATTTGTGCTAATATCGACTCAAAACCTTCTCGACTATAACGATCATTAACATCTTTTAGTTCTTCGGGTAGTTCTTTGGGTAGTTCTTCGGGTAGTTCGGTCATACCTCCTCTCTGTATACGAGTTCCATAAGACCTTCGGTTGGAGCGTTTTCTGCGCCCCCCCCCAAATTCTTGCGACGTTTGGAATATAGCATTGTTTTTGTTATATAATTATGCTAAGAAAATTATTTTACATAATACGTCGATATGTAAATTTTCATTCAACACCTGGCGTTTTATGTTTCATTAGTTTCAATGTTTGGATGCCCACATCTTCATTTTTGCTTTTGGTGGAATTGATGAATTTAATATATGTTTTACCATCAGGCTTTTAGCAAAAGCCTTACCCAAAACCAGTTAACAGTTGACAGTTGACCGTTTTGTCGCATCAGGCTTTTAGCAAAAGCCTTACCCAAAACCAGTTAACAGTTGACAGTTGACAGTTGACAGTTGACCGTTTTGTCGCAACTTTTTCAAAAGTTGGTTTTGTCGCAACTTTTTCAAAAGTTGTTTGTTTTATGATTACGCAAATACAGTCATAATCCCAAAATGATCGCTGGGAAATAATGCTAATTGATCACGCGTTTTACGAACACGTTCATCATTTTTATATACAAAATGTGATATCATTAATGCTATTTCTTCCTCTGTTAAGTCGATAGGTTCAGTTCCGAGTAAAATACTATTATCTACGGGTGTCATATGACGGGTCACAATTCCATCGTATCGAAAATGTTTTTCCATAAATTTACTATTCCATCGCATATGATTAACGGTAGTATCTTCCGTATATCCCGGGAAAGCGCCAATATCCGGAAATAAACTACGATAACTATCGATAAATCCTATCTCTTTTAATTTTTCAAATTCTCGAATTTCAGGAAATTCTGTTTGGTTCGAATCCAAATGAAAATTCATATCACCTAGGACGACTTGCCCTCCACGAAACAATCTGCGTCGTTGAATTAAATGACGCAATACACGCAACTGCTCACTTCTACAGCGACTATAATGAATCCATTTATATTGTTGGCCCGGTGAATGAATAGACCCTGCTTGGAAATAGCATCCGTATACAATCAAATCCTTATATTCGATAACAGATAAGCTATTTTTGTATCCTAAATTCCCCCCTAATTTATAATTCGTATATTTATATACAGGTTGTTTTGTTAAAAAAAGAACTTCTAGGCCATTATGTTCGCGTTGTTTCGCTATTTCCGGTGTTTGGATAGTTTCATCATAAAAATAATAGCCACGTTGGCGCAATTTATCAGAACGTGATAACATTTTATATACAGGAATCGATACTTCTTGCAGGCATATAATGTCAATATCGTGTTCATAAATAATATCAATGACACGCATGATACGAGTATGAAGTGATTTCCCCATAAAGGGTTGTTTGTATTTAAGAATACCCCATATATTCCACGTACATATTTTCAATGATGGTGTTTTTGCAATGATTTCGGCGTTTTCAGGATATGTTTTCTGGTGAGCGATTTCCAATGTTCCACAATTTTCGTGTAAATTGGATTCGGTATAACTAAATGCCTTACCAATCGTATCTTCTTCAACGGGAATAGGAATCATACCCGCGGTTCGTTCAAGATTTGCCCGTGAGCACATCTTATAATCCTGTAGGCATAATCCCATATTACGCGTTTTGGGAGAACATAATGTGTCTGTTTCACGTGAGCATTTTCCTAACTTAGACTTGGATTTGTTGTGCATAATATAATATAACATAATATTATATTTTCAATGCCGGCGGGCGATGACGAGTTTTACGTGATTTTTTGACAAGACGACGAGAGCCACCCAATTGTCGGTGGCTCTCGACAGCCTTAGTGTTGGTGATAAGCGTTTCAAAATGTTCTTGAGTAAGGTTATTTAACATAATTGCATTAGCTCCACGTTTATTGCGAAGTGGTTTCATAAAGGAACCACGTGTTGACTTCTTTTTCATTAGATTTGGAAGTTTTGATAAAATTTCTTTTAACTCGGTGTGTAATATATGTGCTCGTTCATGTGACATTACCATTGTGTTTGCATTATAAAATCGTACATGGTAGATATTCGGGGTACAGTCTTCTGCATAAATAACAGCATTATATTCTGCCATATGTATATATTATATATTATTTGTTATTTATTGAATATGACTAAAAGTAAATGACAAATACCATTTCTACGAATTAAATTTGTGTTTTGCTCTCACTCGTTCCAAAAAACATATAAATAGGATAACGTAAATAATGAATATATGTGTAAAAAATGTGTAGTGCATATCTATATATTGGTGCAGGTATAGATACACAACCACTATTACATTTTCCATTTGCACAACTATTCATTTGTATTGATTCACAGCCATTTTCCGAATACGGGCGAGGAAGTGTATTTGATGCTGAATTGTATCGGTATGATTTCATTGAAACGTTAATTAACGCATACGCACAAATAGGATATATTCTTTCTTCGCGTGAAATATATTATAAAAATAATAACCATAATATACAACCGGAATTATTCATATTTTGGAATAACGAAACAAAACAACGCATAAAATATTATACGTCAACCGATATTTTATATGATTTGAATCTAGAACTAATAGAAGATATCCAGCAAACAACCGCACTCATTGTTTCACGGTATTTTCCACATAAAGTGTTATTAGATTATATAAACCAACCTATTGATTTTTACGGATATGATACGACAGTGTGGAATTATATAACAGCTGATAATTCAAGTGGTAGTGAATTATCGTCTACTATGAAAATGTTTGAAAATCCACATATTGTGAGCAAATATATTCACAAATGGTTCCTGGTATTTGATGAAAGTGGTGAAATAATAGAAAAGGCGAGTTATATCGATTTTTTCGAATAAATGAAAACGATATAAACATTTAGTGTACAAACACTGTACAAGTGAGATATAAATGCTACTTAAAACAAATACATCCCATATTATAAATAAAAAAAATAATAGCGATAGTGATAGCGATAGCGATGACGATAAAAACTCAAAGATTGATAGAGAAAAAAATCACGTATATTTTTATAGTGAAGTTTCTCGTGATTCGGTATTCAAACTAAATGCCCATTTACGAGACGCAGCAAAGTTCGTTCATACCACATCGTTTGAATTGAATGTCGATATAAAACATATACCGATTTATCTTCATATCAATTCATACGGTGGTTCTCTTTACAACGCATATGCCGTCGTCGATACAATAAAGAACTTACGTGTTCCCGTATATTCAGTTATTGATGGTTGTGCAGCATCAGCTGGAACAATTATTAGTGTGGTTTGTGCTAAGAGATTTATCGGTGAAAATGCGTATATGCTTATTCATCAACTAAGTAGTCGTATGTGGGGCAAAATGAACGAAATTGATGATGAATATAAACATTTAACAGAATTAATGAATCAACTAACACAATTGTATGGTAAATACGCAAAAATACCAAAGAAAGAATTAACTGAATTATTGAAACACGATTTATGGCTGGCACCACAAACATGTATTAAATATGGATTAGTCGATGATATCTATGATTCTTCTTAACCGCTGCAAGGGTTAATCATAAATTTTTACAACGCAACATGCCTTCGCGTAAATAGCATACAACTGATAAACGATTGAAATGCCATTGATTCACATATTCGTCTGGATTTGTCATATATTCATCTATTAATTCCGGATTGGTTGGATAAAATTCCGTATTACAATGCCATTCGTGAACATCCATTGCTAAAAAATCGCCATCACGCACATCAACACACACACCATATTGTGGAAAACCCGTATAACACCCTGTATATGTGTGTGGATTTTCCGTATCTTCTACTACAATTAAATTACCAAATCCGGGATGATAATCACCAGCATCTTTATGCGCTGCTGTTCGCCAACTATAATTAATCGTTAGGGTTGTAAATGCCGTTCCGGGAATTGTGAATTGGGGAACTTCATCCGCCCGTTTTTTTTGGGCAATCCAACGAGTTGGAACCAGTTCGTGAAATAATTCATCTGTACGCCGAATAAAAGGAATAGATTGCTGCCATTTTTCTGGAAAATCACGATTAAATGCTGTTAGACGACATGGTAGCCCTTTATTTTTAGTATTACGGTCGGGGCGGTCGAAAAAACCTACGATATTGCTTGCGCTTAAATTGCTAATATAATGTTTGCTTTCAACACCAGAATTATTGCGGTAATAATGTGTGCGGAATTTAGTTGGATTGCGAAATTCGCCTACATATTGCGGCATTTTATTGCGGTCCAATGGCCCAGAGCTACTTCCACGATTATCGTGTTTTTTCTTAGCCGCCTTTTTATAACTATCTTCTGCAGCACGACATAATTCATTTGAAATAACACTTTTGCGAAATTTTAAAAGTAAATTATCTTCATGAATAAAATCCTTATAGACATCACAGTCGGTTCGTATAATATTTTCAGGTTTATAATGGTCCTGGTTGAAATATTCACCTTCTTTTGCCGACATTTCTGCATCTGTAGTTATTTTTTTAACAATGATTTGTGGAATCATATAAATATCTATATTTAATATTACTAAAAAAAATATAGATATTTTACAATAAAGATTAAAGAATTATTTATTTACTTATCTAATTATACAGGTGTTGTGTTGACTATACCTTGAACTTGAACTTTCTCTGTTTTTATACTATTGGGGTCTTTTGATGTATCTTTTTTTTGGGTCAATATCGTATTATTACCAATTTTGAGTCTATCATCTTTAAAACTATAGCGTGACCATACTTTATCATTAAATGGTGCAACTTTTATTTTTCCAGCAGACATCATTTCTCGATATTTTTCCAACATTGAAATATCGGCCTCGGCTATACTTGAATCGCGATAAATTTTATCCAATGATGTATATTCCTTTTCTGTTGGTTTTGTTCCATAACATGTTATCCCAAGTTTAGGAGCACCATTTAATGCACCACCGTTTAGTCCTTTTGAACCAACACATACGGGTGTATCTGAATTATTTTGTAAAGGATAATATGCTGAACCATCCATAGTCCATCCATAATTACACCAATTTGCCCCATTGTTATAATCTGCATTTAATTCTTCACGAGTTGCTGCACGTGAATTAAATAATGCTTTACATACTTTATTACTTTCATCTTTATTGAAAATATTAGATTTTACTAAAAACGTCTCCTCTTTTTTTGATGCTAATGGTTGACCAGATGTTGATGCTGAATTTGTGGTAGGTGCGGGGGCAGGGGTATTTGCTAATTTTAGTTGATCACGCGTTTTATTCGATTGATGACCATCAAACCTACTATGTCTTTCTAAATCACGTTTTAGTTTTTCAAGTTCCTTATTTAAGTTATCTACATCGGTCGATATTACACTTTTGGCCGATGGTTGTGCTTGCGGTGGTGCTTTTGTCGCTGCTTTTTCTAATTTTTCTTTAGATTTTGTATCAATTTGTACCAAAGCCTGTTTCGTTTCCTTTTCGTGTAATATACGTTTCTTGACTGTTTTTAAATTGTCGAATAATGTATCCATATTTAAATAAAAATATAATACCATACTAGATATGATACACGCGATTCCTATAAAAACCAATGTGCTAATTTGCATCAGGGTGGTGGTATATATAAATTGATTATATATTATTTTATCAAAAATAATTGATTATTTTCGATAAATGAATATGGACGGCATGCAGTAAATAATATATGATTATGAGTATGCAGTTTTGTGGTTGAAGTCCGTTCGGTGACGGATAACAGACATTTTCATAATAGGTTATCTAATTTATTAGATTGTCGCCTTATGATATTGTTCGTTGATTTGTGTGGGTTTGTTTTTTAAAAGGGGTTGTATTATGTTTTGGTTTTATTATTTTTATTAGGTTTTGATTTTATGGGGTGTATGGCTTATTATATTTTGATTTTATGGGAGTATGGTTTATTATATTTTGATTTTATGGGAGTATGGTTTATTATATTTTGATTTTATGGGATATGGTTTTATTATTTTTATGGGAGTTTTGATTTTATTATGTGAAAGAGGATGCGTGCGTTTTATGCTGAATGTTGTTTTAACAAACAACCATTTTTGAACACTAATTAAAAACTGCTGTTTGTAGTCTATAACAGACTACCATATCTAATATAACATTATATTTTATTTTTAAATAGTTTTGTAATCATGTAAATTACAGGCATTACTGTTAATTAATGATTACTTTTCGTTATCATTTAACATTTGTTTAGAGACTAATTTCATTATTAGGAAAGTCGAATGAATAACTTTTCACTGCTTTAGCGGTATATTCTATTTCTACTTTTGAATATGTGTAAAAGTTTAATATAACGTAATCAGAATTATTAATATAATCTGTTTAGTGTTGTCTTATTTACTGCCGTTATACATAATTGGTTAGATATTTTATTTATGATTGTCTGTAATTGAACATGACTTAATATGATTCCAGGTTTTACCATAAACTCTAATTTCAAATCATAGCCAGGTAAGTCTTCAGAAAGTATCATAGTATGTGGACGTGGATATAAGATATCATTTTCTGTTAATAACACATCTTGACCCTTGACGGTTAAGAATGGTTTATTTATGACTAATTTTTCGATATTGTTGTCATTAACGACTATATTTATAATATTTGACCATATTGGATGCGTTATATAAATAATAATTAATATAATACATATATAGATATTATATTAATTATGACAACTGAGTGTGTTGTAAGTCATTCTAATATAGTGAAATTATATCTATTATATACACACGGTAGTTGTCATTTAAATATTGACTCTTTTAAAATCGAAACAGACCAATTAACTAAATTTCAAACATTTATAAATTCATTTAGCAACATTTCTTCAAACGAGCTTCTTGAAAAATATATTATGATTGAACAATATTTTAAATTGAATTATAACACAAAAGTCAATATGAATGACACATATGTCTCATTACTAAATAATAATAAAGACCATTTCAGGTATTTATGTTTTAGAAATATCGATAACATAAAAAATGTGGAAATTAATATTAATAGTTATGACCGGTCTTCTAAACACAATGAAACAGTTTTCATAGAATTCAGGAATTTTCATCATATTGAATTTAATATTCGAAATATGTGTATTCAATTACCAAACTGGAAACATACAATTATTTGCGGAACAGATAATTATTCATTGGTGAAATCAATATGCGATAAAATATCAGTACATATTAATATCATTAATATAAGTCTAACACTTTCATCAATTGATGAATATAGTTTGTTGTTGGGATCATCTGAATTTTGGAATTTATTAACGGGTGAACATATATTACTTCATCGAGATGATTCATTGATATTGGATTCATCAACAATTAATGATTTTTTAGTATATGACTATATAGGTGCGGTGTGGCCATCAAATATATATCCGGCTAATTATTTAGTAGGTAATGGTGGATTTAGTTTAAGAAATAGACAACTAATGATAACAATTTGTGACAATTATAATATTAGAACATATGAAGGATTTGAATTTACAAAATCATATATGATTCAAAATAAATTAAAGATTATCCCAGAAGATTGTTTCTTTGTCAAATGTATAGTTGATAATAATTTGGGTACAATCGCACCATATGATAAAGCACAATATTTTTCATATGAATCAGTATACTTTCCCAATACAATTGGATGTTATCGACCGTGGTTAATTAACAGTAATTGGATGAATGATTTTACAAAAATTATTAATAAAATTACAGAACAAAATATAATGAATATATTTACGAATATTAAAAATATTATAACGCATACAGATAATACAAAATCATTCGATGATTCATCTATATTAAAAACAAAATATTATAAATCACAATACATTCCTAAATTAATTAATGCGGAATATATAGATAATATTGATAAATTTATTTTAATAATCGATCTTCCAAATTGGGGTGGAGGAACTACATTTTTTATAAATACGATTGTATCGTATTATAAATTACACAAAACATTCATTATTATTATGAAATATAATAATAGAATTCATGTAAATATAAATGGTGAATATGAGCTAAATACAACTTTTGATGACAATACAATAAACGATTTAATAATTAAAAATATAAATAAAATTGAAAAAATATTCATAAATCATTGTTCAGGACATTCAATCGATTTTTTAAATACATTATTAATACTGGATAAGGAAATCACAACAATCACACATGACATGCATTTTATAAATGACTGTTCACAACCGATGATAAATCAATTACAAAATATATATAATAATCAAAATAAAATATCAATAAATAAATGTAATAAAATAATAACACAAAATATAAATAATTTAGTTATATTTAACAACCATATAACTGATAAAAATAAAGAAATAATAATAACAAACCTACCTGATTATCGAGAACCAGACCAGTGTGTTTATACAAATAATAGTAATATAGTTATTGGAATAATCGGTGTAATATCAAATATTAAAGGACTTAGTGTATTATCTCATATTATAGATTATTATAAAAATAATAATAATGTTCAAATTATAGTTTTTGGATGGTGCTCTATAGACAATTTTAAAAATAACTATATATACGAGAACATAACTGAACTGAATCAATTATTAATACAATTTAAACCTAATATTTTGATAGAATTAAGTTTATGGCCGGAAACATATTCTTATACATTGACATTGAGTATGATTACACAGCTACCAATTATATATTTAAAAAAACCAGCAAATTTTACGGTAGAAGATAGATTGTCACATTATAATAAAGCGTTCCCTTTTACAGATTTGAACCAATTTGATAAATTAATAGATATACATAAACAAAACTATTTTTATACAATAAAACCTACCATTTATTTTAACGATTTTTGGGATGAATATTTTGGGAAAGTCTATAACACCAGATATTGAAAATAAAAATATTGTATTTATTACATCAAAAATTGTTGTTTCTTCTAAACCATTCTCATATATTTGCAAAAGATGAAATATTTATTCAAATATTACATACAATAAAAATAGTTAGAGAAAAAATACCAGACGCATTTATTGTACTAGTAGATAATTCAAAATTAACCAAAACGGAGAGTGATACTTTGCACTAGAATACAGATGATGCTGAATTAAATTATTATATGGATGAACACGAAATTAAACTATTTTCAGAACTATCGCAACAATTGATATTTTATAAACTTTGGTTTGAACCAATTCGATGTTGTTGAATAAATGTGTAGGAAATAGTATGAATATTGATGGCATATTTATATTATTTGTATCTATCAATATATTTTGTCGCAATATGTTATATACAATAAACACATATATGGCTATGCTATATTCCAAACGTCGCAAGAATTTGGGGGGGGGCGTAAAAAACGCTCCAACCGAAAGTTGAATCGCTCTAATAGACTTCGTAAATCAATAATGAGAGGTGGTGTTCAATATTCTAAGTTTGATACGTTAGTAGAAAATAAATTTTATAATTTATTTACATGGATAGTTCCTGATTCGGATCGTTCAGAATCAGCACAACCCGCATTAAGAATAATGGATGAAATTAACCAACAAATACGCACAAAAAAGACGATAGACCAAACGGACGCTCAAGCAATTATTACAAACTATATTGAAAAACATGTAATAGATAGAACGCATCTATCTGCTATACGCGTAATGCTTCCAACATATGTACCACCACTTGAGGGAGTATACACCGAAGAAAAAATTAGTTCTAATCTGGTAAAAGCATATAACGATGCAAATAATGACCCATCGACTTGGTGGAGAAACGAGACGTTAAAAGTTTTATAATAAAAAATTCTAACAACTGTACATCAATTTAGATTCTAACTGTAGATAATAAATAAACAGATACGTTTTGATTTATTATCTATAAATACATAACTGTAATAGTTTACTTACTTACATACACAAAAATATCTATATAAAAACGTAATGAGATAAATGAGATAATTATATCATCCACTATGAGTAAAAAATCAACAGAAGATTGTCTTATTGTGCGCAATAAAAAAACAATCGAATTCTATAAACAACACGAATATCTTGATTTCGAGCAAGTATCTGCGCAAGTCGTCGAACTATTGAATAGTCTATTCCAAAACGCAAATAATACGATAACTCAAAGTAATGCTACACAAATTTTACAGCAATGCATGGAAACAAATATACAATTGTCATTACAACGAAAGGATTTGGAGACGATGAAAGCAAATATTGAAAAATTGAATAGTGATATAACGATTCGCGCTATAGATATTAAAAAGGAATATATTGAAGAAGTCAAAAATATTATCGCTGAACACGATACCGATTCCGTCGATAAAATGATGGAAAATATGGATAAAACAACACAAACCTTGATGGATAAAACAAAAATGGTATTATTGGAAACAATTCCGTCGCTTAATGACGCAACACATAAACAACTATCTATCGATATTCAAAATCTATATACAAATCTCAATGCGGAATTACATAAATTAAAATCCACCGATATAGCAAATGACCAAATCGTTCATCAAATTGGTAGTAAATTTTCGGAAATGTTCCAAACCATTCAGCAGCCATTGCTTACCATCATTGGAACCCAAGACCGCAATTCACAAATACTGGGTAATGTCGAAGAACATTTCAATAAATATAAGAATTCAAGTAGTAAAGGTTCATTGAGTGAGTTTCGACTACAAGGGATATTGAATCGAATGTACCCTACTGCTGAAATAACGGATACACGCAATATGAAAGAATCGGGTGATTACCAATTGAAGCGCGAAAATTGCGATTTAATATTGATTGAAACGAAAGATTATAGTGAAAATGTAAAGCCCAGTGAAGTTGATAAATTTATTCGCGATTGTAGTATTCAAAATAGCCACGGTATATTTTTATCGCAAAATACGGGCATAACATCCAAATACAATTACCAAATTGAAGTTCATAATGGTAAATTTCTAATTTATATCCATAATGCCGATTATCAAAGTGAGAAAATTAAAATCGCGGTGGAAATCATTGATAGTTTGGTTGTACGATTCAAGGATTTTATGACGGATAAAGAAACGGATACGATTGCGAAAGAATTATTGGATGAAATCAACGATGAATATCAAAAATTTATTACACATCGAACGAATCTACTCAATTTGGTTCGCGATTTTCAAAAGAAGATGACACTCGCCATTGATGATATTAAACTACCACATTTGGAACAATATTTATCCACCAAATATGCCAGTATTTTAAAGAAATATGAATGTGATATATGCTGTATTTTTACAACCGATTCGGCAAAAGGTCTTGCTTCCCATAAATCGGCGTGTGCGAAAAGAAATAAGGCGGCTATTGCGCAATAGTTTGTCAGGGACATTCTCATGGTTTTTGAAATTGATATAATTCATTTATCATTTTTTCTAATAATGAATGTGATATTTTAAAGAATATACGCATATTATCATTTATCCATTGTATCAATTCGCATCGAGTTGATACGATTTCTAAAGAAGTTGTTAATCTAATTTTTGTTCCACCATATAGTTCTTCATTTATTAATTTTACAATACGTTGTTTATATGGTTCTATTCTATTAGCTTCTTCGTCAACGACAACATCATCACATTGTTTATATGTTTTTATTTTATTAGGTTCTTCGTCAATAGAGTCATTCATTATATATATATTTGATATAATATTTGATATTTCACGTAATCTACATAAAAATTTGATATATATATTTTGATATACTTACTATATCAGTTTTCCAAATCAACAAACACATCTACGACTATGCCAAAAGGTTCATCTAAACCCAAGTCCAAGTCTGCCAACGTATTGAAGACAGCAATGTCTGCCCAAAAAAACCCAGCCGCCAGGCTCAGGGTCCCCCAAACTGTAGGTCTCCCCGGACAGGTAGCAAATCATGCTGGAGGCTATTCATTTCCGTTGCCCCTTCGAACGGAATGTATGCGGTATTTGATCATCGGCGACAAAAAAGGTAACTACTATCAGTCAGCGGGACAAGTCGCAACTGAAATTTCGCGCGCAATTCTAGCTGCTGTCTCTGACCCAACCACGTTCAAACAATTTCTCGAAGACTTGACAGCTGTCTCGGTCGATGGCCGCGCGCCAAAGCAGGAGATGACGATGATGAGTCTCGCCGCCTGTATCGTCTTCGCCCCCGACCAGGAATGCAAGGCTCTCGCACTGTCTGCAATTGACAAAGTGTGTCGCATCCCAACCCATCTGTTCATGCTCATCGAGTATGTGCGTGGTCTTTCCCAGGACAAGCCCGGCAATCCCGGCAAAGGAATGGGCAAGGGAATGCGCAAGGCTCTCGCGCGCTTCTACACTTCGCGTGGCGGTGAGGAACTCGCGGTTCTGCTGACGAAGTACAAGAACCGTGAAGGTTGGCGCCACGAGGACATCTTTCGTCTCATCCACATCAACCCAGCCGAAATGAAGGATGATGGTGCCAGGCTCGTTCTCGAGTTCTTCATGACGGAAGACAAACCGGAGCGCAAGATGAAGGATGGAACTGTGCTTCCAGCAACGACTTCGCGCACCGAATTTCTCAGACGTCTTGAAGCGATTCCCACCCCTGACCGCGTTGATGAGCCTTCTTCAGCAGCTTCAGCAAGCACAAGCAAAGGATTCTTCGGTTCCGTGTCAAGCGCAATTGGATCCGTTTTCAATGGTGGTGGCGCCGCTGCTACTGCGTCTTTGCATGCCAAAGTTCTTTCTGCACAGCCACCATCGCGCAAAATCGAAGTGTTGTTTGAGGTCGTTCATCCCGAGAGCCCCATGTGTGGGCCATTGAAGTTGATGGTTCAGGACACAGAGCCACTTCAAAACGTCAGACAAACGCTCATCGACATTGGAATTGGCGCAAGCTTCGTCTTTCGCTACAGCGGTGCGCTCATTTCATCGACCAAGACTTTGCGCGACATCTCCTACGACCCGACCAAGAAGATCTTCTTGGGTCCCGGTATTGAGCCCGTCGTCGTCGCAACTTTGCCTGTTCCCGAGCCCGTTGTCGCAACTTTGCCAGTGGCACCATCACCTGCAGTCTCGAAACCCCGCGAAGACCCTCTCATCGGTGCCGCACGTTTCCTCAAAGCGCTCATCGCCATTGGCAAAACGGCCAATGATACCTCGAAAGCGCTACAGATTCTCAAGAAGAACCCACGACTTCAGCGCGAACACATTCCCACTGAGCACATGTCGGCGGGAATCATCTGGGAAAGCCTCATCGAGGGAATGGGTTTGGAAGCGTTGATTCGCAACC